GCTGAAGATGCTTGAGTAGTTGCAGTATTCTTATGTGTAATCGTGGTTGCTAAGGCCGCCTCCGCAGCTGTCTGAGCAGCTTGTGCAGAAGTAACAGACCCAGTTATTGAGTTGGCAGATGTTTCTGAAGCTGTGGCACTATTTGCTGAGGCTGTAGCTGATGCAGCGGCTGCATCTTCAGATACTTTAGCTGCGTTTTTGGATGCTGTTGCTTCGTTTGTAAGAGATGTAACAGACGAAACGTCATTAGGTGTGACACCACCGTCTTTAAAGAATGATGACATGTTTTTAATACTCCAGATTTAAAGATTGAGCTGGTCGCATAACTTGTAGGTTTCCAACTAGTTCTGCGTCAGTTGCTTGCTCCTGTATCTCCATAAAGAACTGTTGATACTTCCCTTCATATAACTGCGACCTCTCATCCAAGAAATAATCTCCAGCGTATACCAAAGCTCCATAGATTATTAAGTCTGAAGCTATTTTTGCTAAGATGTTTTCATCACTATCAGCAGACATCGTGTCAAAAGTTTTATAGTAGTTTAAACTGACAACTCCACTTGCTGGCTCTGGATACAAAAGAATATCGGCTCCCACCCGTGTAAAGTGATCTGGTAAACCAGCAACTGTTGCAATCTTAAAATCCAGCATTTCTCGATGGGATATTCTCGTCATAGCTTTTGATGAATGAGATATCTCTATAAGCTCTAAGAAATCAGTTGGTAAAATAATCTTAGCAGTCTGAGTGGTTAACGAAAGATTATAGATAGCTTCCATCGATGGTATTCTTAAATTCCTTTGGATGCGTTGGATTGATTGTTCGATAAACGTGTCAGCTAAGGTATTTGTAAGATCAGACCTATTTAAGAGAGCGATCATGTGTGATCTAAGATTTCCAAGGTTCATTGGGAGATCCTTTTTGTAAGGTTATACTTTTTTATTCGTGGTAATAAATGCGTCCAAATGCTGATCACGTAGTCTTTTCAAGATGGCTTTAGGGTCTTCTTTCATCATGTCGAAACCCTCTTTAAGCCACTGTTCGTGAACAATAACAGGCACGGAGGCAACACGCATAAAATCGCCTTCACGTTGACCCAGACTGTCAGCTTTAATTTTCTTAAGATTGCTTACAAAGTCGTCAGGTATTTCCTGAGCTTTACCAATAGTAAATTGGATATCTTTGTCATGCTTCTCTTCTTCTATCCAGTTTTTGACACCAGATAGGTTTAATTTCTTTCTTAACATTTTTGCTCCTTAGTATTTTATGATGATTTGGCAAGGTGCATAGAGGTATAAGGAGAGCAACAATTCCCTCGTCCGCTCCCTGCCAAACCAATTAGTTATGACTTATGAAAGGCCAGTAATCATACCGCCATCAGCGAAGTTCATATGCTTCAAAGATTTTTCCATAAGAACCATGTGAGTATCCGCATCACCAGATTTAGCTAATAGCTCTCTGGATGCTTCTCTTAAAGTAGCCTCTCTCCACATAGACATGTCTAGTAAAAGAGCATGTGTAGACAGAAGATGTCTGTTAAGAACCACGCGGTATGTACCGAAGCTTGTAATCAACACATCAATTGAATTAGTCAATGTTGTGCTTTGATCAAAGTTACGGTTTCTACCTGATGCAGAAGCGAAAGCTGACACTATTAACGAGTCGGCGGGTTTAATCATAAGGCAATCCGCACTACTACCGTTTGTGTAGATTGTTTGCATGATTGTATTCAACTTCGCTTCAGTAAGCGGATCGGTACTTCCTGATCCTGCGTCTAAACTTGTACTGATCATTGCAGTAGCACTAGCCATTTCTCTTGCGGTAGAAGCATTTCCTGCGACTGCTGCATTGGCATGTCCAACAAAAGCAAACTCTAAATCAAGTGCAAGCTCTTTCAAACGTTTGGCTAACTGGTAACTCGTCTCCTTACTACGACCGTAAGTAGACACCGCGTCTCCAGTTCCTGATACAGCAAAAGTTTTTGCGAGTATCTGAGTATTGTTTGAACGCATAACAGTTGGGCTGGCAGTATCAGAAGTATGATTTGCTCCCTCAACATGCTTATTATCGCCAGCTGACGCAAGTGAATCTTCCTGCCACTGAAATACTCTAGCAGATATTTTCTCGTTTTTGATCGCGCTACTGAAAGGCCGATCTGTTGGCGATAGGTTAGAGATTATGTCACTGACATTCTCTTTTTGGCCTATCATTTCATATGTTTTCAGGGTTGCCATTTATTTGTTTTCCTTATTTTAAATGGGTTTCAGTTTAGGATTACTACTCATCCCAACCAGCCATAATTGCAGCTGCAACAGCATCTAAATCGTCACCTTGTCCACCACCATGACTACGCATGTTCTTGAGTGCATCAGCACGTTTATCCACACGTTCATCATTTTTGTTTGGAGGTGCTTTCTTTGACCGTAAAACCCTTGTTGGGGCTTTAGCTTTTTTAACGACAGCCGTCTTCTTACTCTGGTCATACAATCGAGCTTTGTTAATCAACTTAATGACATCAGGGTTTGTGTATGAGTTTACTGCTTCAATAGGCATTCCAGACGAAACAGCGTAATTACGAATGTCATCGTAAAGTGCATTGTTCCAATCTGGTAAATCGTTCCGCAACACTTTTAAGCACTCTTGTGCCTCTTGTTGTTGCTTCGCTTGCTGTTCTTTTGACAGTTCATTGAAGAAGGTATCGGCTTCCGCTTTAACAAAGTCTAGGTCGTCTGAAGCTTCCTTAGCTTCTTTCCTAAGCTGGGCAAAATCTTTTGCTTCCATTGTTTGAGACGCGATAAGCATATCGACCTCTTTAAATGGTTTAGCTTTTGCTTCAGCTCTTTCGACAAGTTTTTGAAGTTGCGCTGCTGCTCGGTTGGTTTGGTCAGAAGCTTCCTTCTGAAGAGCAGCTGTTTTTTGACTTTTGACTGTCAGACTTTTTTCTTGACCCCATAATCTTTTGAGATCCTTTACAGATACCTGATGCTCTTCGTCACCAACATTGATTTCAACCATTGAGTCATCAGTAACCGTTATCGTTTCTTCTGTCTCTTCTGGTTCTTCAGTGTCAGCTTCTTGAGCTTCTACTTCAGGGTCTGCTTCAGATCCATCGTCTTCTGGTTCTGCCTGAGTGTCATTTTCATCAACAGGAGTTTCGTCAACTGCCTCCTCTGATGTCGCCTTCCTATCTGGTTCTGATGGCTGGGGATCAGCGTCTTCCCATTTATCTAGTAAAGCTGCTGCCACATCACTGTTATCTTGAAAATAACCTTGATCATTAGTGTGGCTTTCGATGTAATTTGGATTTTGCTCGTTCATTATGGAGCCTCCTCGTTAGTCATCGGACGGGTGTCGTCAGATGTGGTTAGTTCTTCATTTTTTTCGATGATTTGGTCTTTAACTACTACAGCTTGTTTCAGTGTATTAATGACGTCGACAAGTGACCTGTAATGCCTATGAGATATTTCCCTTTTATCCACATCGATGGGATCTGAGTTACAGAAATTCTGATAGTGTTGTTGTGCTAAGGATTCGACGGTTCTCTTTAAAGCCTCGCTTTGCAATAAAACTTCCGCATCCTCACCAGCAACAATTAGCTGCTCTTCTTTATTCAATTTGCTCTCCTTTATTTTGCTTACCCATTGGGTGAAGCGATTACGCGGACATTCTCGTCATCCGCTTTCTCTGCCAACTTAAGTTCAGCGGCATCAATTAATTTCTTATGGTTAAATCTTGCTTCATCGAGATCGACTTGATCACTTGCAATTGCGTGTAAGTTAGCAGCCTTCTCTTGATCCATTGCTTGTTTAGTCTGATCATTCTGAGCCTGTAGTTGAAGCTTAGATTCAGCAACTTGTGTCTGCCGTTCCTGTACTTCAATTTGTTTCTTGAGCAACTCAATGTTTAACTCCTGCATTGGATCAGGTTGTTCTTGTGGTAGCTGCTCAGGTGGTGTCAGATATTCGGCTGCATTAGGAATACCAGTCATATCCATGACTTGCGTCATTAGTTTATGCTGGTTCTCTATTGTGTACATCTTTGATAACTGTGGATCAGACTTAAACAGCTGATGCATAGCCAAGAACTTCTGACTTTCACGTTCTCTCGCCTGATACCCAAGGTGTAATTCTATAGCTACATCACGTTTGTCAGCCCAGCTTGATGGGTCTACTCGAACGTATTCTCCAGACAAGTCTACTATCTTTTCTTGTGTCTCATTCTCTATAACCAGCTGGTACACTAGTTGATACAAAGGTTTTACAAATTGAGTAGCAAAGTTTCTGGCTATAATCTTACTACGTTCTTGAGACATAGTGTTAAGCTGCTCAACCATACTTGCTGAGTTTTGCTTACTTACAGCATCTTTGTTTAAACCAGAGGATAATTTTGATACGCCTGTTACCTCTTCTTTGTCCTCATCGAGCAAACCAATTAACTGAAATACGTGTGGATTAAGTGGAGCTTGGGGTAGGGGGCTGATCGCATCTGGACGTGTTACGTTTACAAGACCACCAACTCTACTGTCCAAGATCTCTTTTGGATTAGGTAGGCTGCCTTTCATTATTTGGTAGCGTGGTGAATTTGTTAAGACAGCATGGTCTAAGATTGACCGTGTAAGAACTGTACGTGCATTCTGGGTTGGTACAACTTTGTGAGCGTAGTTGTTACCCATCAGAGTGTGTGGAATTGGAAGAGGGCAGAAAATTATAAACGGCAGTCTGCTTACTTCTTCTTTCTCTAGGATTGCATTGCCAGCTTTTAGTACCCGATACAATTTGGCTATACCTGATGCATCGATGTCTAACTTGACGTAGCTTTCGTATACTAAAACACGTTTCACTTGGTCTTGGTAATGATCTTCGCTCCAACTAATGCCGCTGTCGATGTTACCTTGTCGAGCCATAAACTCAGGATCGAGTTCTAGATCTACATCTTTATGGTCACCCATCTTTTTAAGAACTTTTTCTGGGTAACCCATTAGCCTTAATTCAGACAATGTTTTATGTGTTCTGTGAGCTACAAAGTTGCAGTCTTCTAAGTTTTTAGCTGCCTGTTCTACAATAAATTCTTCTGGAGCTACGTTCTCAATCGTAACTTGACTTGTATCTCTGGAGACAGTGATTGAACCGCTGATTAAACCAAGTTCATCTTCTTCTGTCTCGCCTAATTCAACGCCTTCTTCACCTAAAACAATGTCTAGTTGATCTTGAGTTAAATCTTCAAAGAATTGTTTCTGTAAGTCTTCTTTCTCTTCCCAGAAAACTTTACAAACACCAAGCCTAGCAACTAGTCCATCGTGGATTACATCAGACATTATAGACTGAGCGTTGTTTTGTCTGTTAACTACATAATCTGTGTATTCTGTACACATGGCAGCAAGCTTCACGTCTTCAGCATTCTGAGGTGCAAACTTTACTGTTTTAGATCCAGCAGAAAAAGTCTCTAGCAATCTTGATTTTAAACTTTCTACAGCGTCATACACATCCATAGACACATAGCTGGAATTACCGTCGTGCGTTCTTCTTGGAAGAGTGCCGTTGTAATAGTCGACAACTTGTTTCCTTTCACGACTAAGCTGAGATCCATAATAGCCGATACTTTTACGAATTTGCTCGTCAATTATGTTTACAATCTCTGCGTCACTTACAGGTTTGTAGTCTTTTTTATTTGCCATTTTTATACCATTTCAATGTAAAAATCATCTGTTGATTCAACAGCTTTCCAACTGCTCTGATGTTGGTGGTTAGCGATTGCTAGAGCCATCACACAGTCATCTTTAGAGCCAGCTTCTGCTTGCATGGCTCCAGTCTCTGTTGTGATGTATGTCAGCATCTCTCTTATCGTTGTCTTATCGTTTATTTTTAACTCACCTAAACGAACACTTGCTCTAAGCTGATCTATGATAAGAGGTTTAGTTTTAGCAGTCGTAGTAAAACCTAATTTAACAGTTTCTTTATCGGTCAACTTATCCACGACTACATCAGTAAAGAAGTTAGGATAATTCATGTCCTTACCCAAGCGCGTACATGTAAGAATACCATGGGAGTTATTTTCTACGCAGATAAAAGCTTCATTGTAGTACATGCCAAGTGCATACAATATGTCAGCGTAATAATCTGGATGTACTAGACCTCTAAACTGAGCCACTTGTCTTTTCTTTGAGTCCAAGACAATAGCAACAGAATAGTCGCCACCGCGTACACCCATCGCAACATCAGCACCTATCGTGTAGATCTCGCCATCATCATGGGTTCTGTAGGTGTAAAGTTCACCTCTTGCATCTTCTACAAACTCACCGTTTTCTAAAGACATTCTAGATTTGATGTCGCCAGTAGTATCTAACATTTGCACTAAGGTCTCAGGATTAAACACGGGTCTACCTGTTGTTAGAAAGCTTTCGTCAGCTGTCGCAGGATACTCTTGTCGAAATAAGTCTATGCCATTCTGAGCTATTTTTCTTCTTCTGAAAACTAACTGAGCATCATCGAGGTCATATTCTTTTGCGAGGTCTTCTTCATCAGGTGTTCTCTCAAACTGATCTGGAACTTTTTCTCTATAAGTAGGATCAGTAAACCAAGGTAAGAATACAGGAACATATCCATTTGATCCATCACAAGCACCGATCCAAAGATCTCTGAATACACCAGTGATACCGTTAGCTGTAGACTCTATAAATATCGCTGTTCCTTTTTCATTTGGAATAGCTTGAGTCAGTGAGTTCCAGTTCTCCAGAGCTGTAGTCTTGTTCCAGAATGCTAGCTCTGATGCGTGTAAGTGAGATAGAGTTTCTCCTCTTCCAATCGCTTCTCCACCAGCTGTAGCCACAACAAAACTGCTATCCAGTTGGTTAAAAGACAACTCTCTTCTTGAGGAATACTTCGATACTGGCTTAAGTAATTCTGGGCAGTTTTCGTGGTAACGCTTAGTCATATCAAACAATGCTCTAGTGCTGTCTGAATGATGTGTAACGACCATTGCTTTTTTAGCTTTGTGTTGGGAGACAGCCCAGTAAAGATACCCACCAACCATGGTTGAGAGGCCTTGCTGTCTGGCTTTTAGTATGATCACGCGCACTTTACCGTCAGTCTCTAGCTGGTCACTTATAGCTTTGTTAAGTATTTGCTGGGCGTTGTTTAACTGGAGTTTTTTTATCTCGCCTGTTTTGGTGCGGATCTTTAATGCACTCTTAGCGTAAAACTCAAAATCATTAAGAAGTCTCTTCCTCACTTCCAGTAGTTTCTTGTCCATTTTGCTCTTCTTCCTCATCAGTTATCAGTTGAGCTAAGAACTCTTCTGCTTTTCCAATGGTTACCGTTGCTGCTGATGCTGGCTTTGATTTTGTAAAGTCTAAAACCAGTCGTGCAGCTGCGAGACGTTCTCGTGTTTCACCTTGTAGACGCATAATTTCTACAGCTGTCTCTAAAGCTTCTTTACTAAATTTATCTGGCTCTATTCCTGCATCTTTAAACATTTTTTGGGCTACCTTCTTCGCTTCTAGTTTGGCGGTTTTACGCAGAGGTGCTATTGTCTCTTTTGTGAAACCATCTGGAACACCCTTCGGACGTCCACCATTCTTTCTAGGTTTTGTACTCCAAGATTTCCTAAGCGCACGACCTTCTGGAGTTTTTGCTAACTCAGTAAAGTAATGTACTTTAGGTTTTCTCTGTGGGTGGGTTTTTTCTTTGGGCGGTGCTTTTGCTCGTGCCTTGCGTATCAAGCTGATAACATACCCATCTCAGGACTTAATGCACCTTGTGGTATCTGCATTGTTTTCTGCTGTTCCTCTTCATCTTTACCAGCTGCAAGTGTTGCAAGGGCAATAGCAACAAGAGTTGCCAAAGGATGACCAAAGAATTTCACTGGTGAACCGTCTTTTTGGTTAAAGAACTTTTGAATTAATTTAGTTGTTTTAGGCATAGTTGATTTTGCCAGTTTTGGGTTCAGCATGTAGACCCAGATAGGATCAGCTGCAAACTCAGCTAGGTTGTGCATATAGCCCATTACGAAATCACTTATTTCTTCGCCTACGAATTTAGATGCTTTACGTTGCTGTTCTTTGTAACCATCAGATGTTCTCCAACGTTTTAAACTTTCTGGAGTTAATTCTACGTCTGGTTGGTTTTCTGTAACCAGTTGAAGCATCGCTGTATCAAAGTTTTTCATGCCAGTAGCGTACATCTCTCGAATAGGACGAACTGCGTAGGTTTCCGAAGGGTTAGCTTCTTGGTAAATATCAATATTTGTTTGAAGGTTCATAATTTCATCAATAACGGCATCACCTTTGTCATCCATAATGTGGTTAAATAGATGTTCTCTAAAAGTACCGTGTCTAACAAAATTCATTTTACCATTAAGTGGGTTTTTAACTTCTTTAAAAGTTCTTAACTCGCGGTTTAAAACTTGGTTTTCTAACCCGTGTGCTATTTCATGGAACAAGATAACCAACTCTTCAATCGGTATAACTTTTGTGCCATCTTCTTTAACTGTACCTTGTCTTAAGGCTACAACTTGTCCACCAGTTCCTGTTGAGTTCCCTCTGTAGAAACCCATTGGAACATCTGCATCTTCATTAACTCTTTTTTTACCAGTCTTCTTCATAGCGTCCGAAATTGCTCCAACAGAAGAAACACCACGGTACACTATGTTTAAAGCGTCCATTAAATTGTAAGCGTCACCAATTTCTATGCCGTTCTCATAACGACCGCCTTCTTTACCTATAAGCATAAGAGACTGAGCATCCCGAACAAACGGTTTTGCTTGGGTAACGTCGATAGGGTTAGTTGGTGCTAACTTTTTGGTAGGCTGTGGAAGAACTCTGGGAGATCCGCTAGTTGCTCCGCGTCCATCTCCTTCAGAGGAGGGAGATCTTGCAATGCTAGCCAAAGCTCCTGCGTTGGGGCTGATCCTAGTAGACTCATTAATTCCATCCCGTTGTCTGGATGCGTTATCTTCCCAAGCGGCTGGGCTAATACCCCCTGCTGTTTCATAAATTCTACTCCTAGTTTCTTCTAAGCTTATACCACCTAGTTCATAATCTTTCCAGATGTTTTCTATTGCTTCGACGTTTGCTTTCTGACCTTTAAATGCTGGTGAGAATAATCCTCTGACTGCTTCCCACGTAATCGATTGTAATTCCCTTGGTAATAGACCAAGTTCTTCAGCTGCCCTGACATAGGCTTCATGGTAAACACCATAAGAACCAAAGACACCAATACTCTTGCTTGTTCCTGCGTCTTTAAAGTTTTGTAATACAGCTTTGCTTTTTCCAGACAGTGGTTGGAGTAATGCAGCGGCAACAGCATGTGTATCAATAGTTGTATCTTTGGCTGTAGCCATAGGATCTAAGATGTTATTGTAGAAAGATCTTACTTTGTGTTTTTCTCCAAGCTGTCTGTCAATATTCTCTCTGCTAGAATCTAATAGTATTTCTATACCTTTTCTTATGTCTCTAAAACTATTCCAACCTGTGCCAGCTACGTTACCACGCGAAGTTAAAACAAGATCTCCAAAACCACCTTCTGGAGTTATAACTCTGTGGCCTTTTTTATCGTTATAAGCTTCATCATAAAACCGAAGCCAATATGCTTTCAATGCTGTGGGTAGTTCAGCATAAGATTTACCGTCAAGTTGTTCGAAAGCTGCCTCGTAAGCAGTCATGGCTGCCGCACTTGTTTTCTTCTTAGGATCATTCATCCAAAGCAACATTGCATTTTTCATTTTGTCATCGAAAACAACTTGAGGTTGATTAGACCCAGTTTGTGCAGCATTCATTTGTGTTGTGTGTATATCAATTACTCTGTGACCTAGTTCTTGGTTCATATACCAGTCTTTTTGAGGACTTAAGGCAGCGTAAACTCCAGCTGCTGCATGTTCTGGTATATTATAGTCTACTGCTATATTCCGAGTGATTGTGTTAGCTCCAACATACCATTGCTTTGCACGTTCTCTAAATACAGGTGAGACACCGTTGTGTAAGGCAATTAAATTGTCTTTTGCATGGGTAACAAAATCTTCTAAGTATCCAGCATCATCTTTTGCATTGGAAATTATACCTGAGTAAACAGACTTGTCTTGTAGGTTTGTTGAAATCTTATTTAAGACAACAGGATCTGACTTTATGATATCAAGGCTAATTTGACGGTCTGTGTTAAAACTATCTGCTTGTTTCTTAGCACCCTCTGTTCTCGAAGGAGATACACGCATTGGATTATTCTGGAAGCTAACTTCTTCAATAGGAACTAAAATATTTTTTGATGTGCTTTCGTCTATTTCAGAAACATTATCAACTTGCTGTGCGTTTTGCTGTTGTTCTACTCTTTGAATGTAAGGCATTAAGTATTCTGCGATTAGCTCTTGTCTTACGCCATCGCGTTCTGCTTTGGCTGCTATTTCAAGAGCGGTATTTACTCTGTCTCCTCTACCAAGGTTCATACCTAACTGTTCCATAGCACCTAAGAGTTTTGCTTTCTCGATGATGTCTACTTCGGAAACAGGAAGTGCTTTAGCCGTGGTTTTTAACTTAGTAAGAAAAGCTAAGTTCTCATCTTTACCCATTTGCTGGCGAGTGCTTAAGGTAGGAGTTGTCGGGGTAGTATCTTCAGCAACAGGTATTGCTGTGCTATCTATTGTTTGATCAGAGTTTTGATCCATCACACCTTTTACAGCACTTAAAAAATTCTGGTATTCCTGAGTACCGTTTTTACCAATCCGACCACCACTTCTACGTTTTGCTTTATACTCAGCTGCAATTTCTGTGTATTCTGGAAACTGCTGTAAAGTGAGATCAATTGCTTTATCAATAACTGCTGTTGCTTGATCAAAACCTTCTGGGGTTGAACCTAAAATAGGCTCGTATTTACCATTTATTATTTGAGCTAAACCTAATCTAGACCACATCATTCCTGCTGGTGATATGTTATGGTTTTCATCTCCTACTGTACCAAAATCTGGTGGAAACTTTTTGTCATATAAATTTTCAGAGTTCGCTCTATCTTGACGTAGTTGTTGTGCTTTTTCCAAGGCTGTTGAAGCTTTATTTAACCTATCAGCATTGTCTTTGTTTTCTTTAGTACGTCGATCAAGTTCTTGCTGAATGCGTAGGTCAACTTTACCTGTAGGCTCTGGAAATCCTTCACCATCAATGTTGGCTTCAATGAATTTTTGTAGTCTTGAGCGATTACCTGTAGCTTTATCGATCATCTTACCACCGAGCCAAATTGAACCTTGTAGAGGTAGAAGTTGAGGGCTGGTAATGGCAACAGCACCTGTCGCAGCCATTTGCAGACTTTTGTTTAACTGAGAAGAAGTCGAGTATCCGCTTGGATTTGAAAAAGGACTAGCATAATCAGTCCACCGAGTTACACCGCCTCGTAAACCTTTATTGTGTACAGAAGAAATTACCTCTGCTTCTTTTATTAGATTAACAAGTCTTTCTCCATTAACATTGTTATCTGCGTCAGACATTCGTCTGATTGCATCTAACTGAGCGTTTGTAACTCCTGATTTTGCTTTGTTTTTTGCCAGTTTAATACCAGCAGCTGTTTTTGCTATATCCAAGTGGTCTTCAGCGACACCATTTGCAACATCAAAAGCTAACTGTTGTTCACTCGTTTTAAATATTGGTTTTAAAACTTTTACTTCTGCGTTTATTTCGTCGGCTATTTGTCTGTGAGCATTACTCATTATCTGTACTGCACCATTATCTGAAGTAGTGTCTACATCTTTTGGATCAGCTTTAATTCCATCTTTAGCGACAAAACCACTATCAGCTATCCTTTGAAATCTTAAAGCTGCCATAACATTAGCTGGGTTTTGAACACCGTTAGCCTTGAGAAACATTTCTTTTGTTTTAGGATTAAAGTATTTTTTAAGAGGTGCTGGAGCGATGTCTATTGCAGTTGTAATTGCAGCAGCATTGGTTCCACCAAGTAGAAAAGACTCTAGTGTTCTATCGATTACATCATCGGAAGTATATTCGTTACCAGACAATGCCCCAGCTGCCATGATGTTCCAATCTTGAAACGTCTCAGTAGTACCTTCAGCAACCGTTTTCTTTAAACCAGTTTTAGCAGCTGCACCCATGCCCTGTGATTTTAAGAATTGTTTGAAAACAGCTTCGGCAGCGTCTTCTTTACCCTCTTTCATTAACTTTTCGATAATCTCTTGTGTAGCCAGTTTGCTTACACCAGTGCTTTTAAATACTTTACTAGCACCAAACATATCTAAGAGACCATTAACTGTTCCAACACCAGTGGTTAAAGCAGAACTATAATTGTCTTTTCCTTGTGCGTCTTCAATCTCCATTACTGTTTCACCAGTGTTGAGCAATGTAGATCCAACAAAAGTAGTACCAGCCAAGATAGCAGCCAAAGGTGTAGAAAAGAACGCTGCGAGAGTTGCGGCTCCACCACCTATTAAAGCTGCACCACCTGATGCGGCATTCTCTACTGATTTTTCAGCAAGCCAACCTAATCCACCACCTAAGCCTTGTTCATCATAAGTGTCTCTTAAGCTTTTTCTGTATTTTGGTTGGTAGTTACCTTCTTCTATGTCTTTAACTTGTTGCTGATATCCTGCTTCAGACCAATCTCTAACACCTTGAAAACCAGCTAACTTACCAAAAGCGTCAGTTCCTTTGTAAAACATTTGTTGGGCTTTATCGACACCATAGCCAAATGAACCTTGTTGGTTCGGGTTGTGTCGTGTCGGATCATTCCAAGGTGCGCTAGTGTTTGCAATTGCTTTAGCTATGTTTCCAGCCGCTTGATTATTACCATCTGCTTGGGCGTTTTTAAATGCTTGGATCAAATCCTCTTTACTAGTACGACCTAGTGAAAATGCATCAGCCATAAGTTTACCGCCTTGTATGTTATTGATTTATTTAAGAAAAATTAAAAAAGACCAGGGCTTTTATTGAGTGTCTGATTCTTCAATATATTGGGAAATATCATTTTTAGTTTGGTCATCTAAACCATCTGTCCAACTACCACCGATTTCTTGCGTGTACCTACCAGTGGCAGCAGCGTCATTGTCACCTGTACCTTGACGTAAGATTACCCCTTGGCT